GCCTTCGCAAATCACGACTTTTCTAAATGCCAGAAGGTTCGATCTTAAAAGTAGCGATTTCGAGTTGTTCAAAATGAATAGGTATAAAAGAGAACTAGGTGGAGTCTATCTACACTGGTGTCAGATTGGAAAAACACTTTACGAAGTTTTCAGAGACGAAGGAGGTGTAAAAATGGATGATGCCACTTGCTCTGAGATCAACCATCAACGCTATTACTCGGGAGAGTTTGATGTAGAATGGGGGCAAACCATTTCTGAAGAAACGGACGAATGGAAAAGAAAAGAAATGCATGATTTTAGACAATGGCTTAAATTAAATAATTTCGAATGGGACGATCCAAAGTTGGCTTTGGGATATGCTAAAATTGGACAGGTCAACTTAGGTAAAACATTCGGTGACGAATATGAATTCAATGATGTCTACCAAAAACTGAGTCAAAATTTAAATATAACAAAAATAAAAGTTATGGACAAAAACGGATCAATAGAATGTGAGTATCCATATTCTTTAGAAAGCGATGACTGGAAGAAGATGCAGATTAAATCACTGGAAAGAGGCTATGAATCACATTCTTAGTGTAAAATGGGGGAACAAGTATCCTGTTAATTATGTCAATGTACTGCACAGCATGGCAAAAAGGCATACCACTGTGCCTTTCCAATTCCATTGCCTTACAGACGACCCGTCAGGAATCAACAATGACATCAACATTGTTAAGTTGCCTAACGATCCATGGATAAAATCTTGGTGGAGCAAGTTGTGGATGTTCTCCCCGGATATGCCGATAAAAGGAAACCTACTTTATTTTGATCTAGACGTGGTAATCTTTGATAATATTGATCAGTTGTTCGATCCTAACGATAAGTTCAATATAATAAGAGACTTTAATAGATGCAGAATCAAGGACTGGAGTTTATCAAACTCCAGTGTAATGCGTTGGAAGTCCGGCACCATGGACTACCTGTGGACGGAATTCAAGGACAGGTCCGCACAGATCATGCAACAGAACCATGGTGATCAGGACTGGATAAGCAAGAGAGCAAAGCACGAAATCACTTGGTGGCCAGACGAATGGATCAGGTCATACAAATGGGAGATGATAGGACTCAAGGACACAAAGTTGTTGACCAAAGACGGCAAGAAATTCTTCCGTGAACCCTGTAAAGTAAAACCGGGCAACAAGGTGGCCGTGTTCCATGGATCACCCAATCCTATGGAATGTGCTGATGAGTGGGTTATAAAGAATTGGCAGTAATGAAACAGAGTTACGGAAAGATAAAAATAAAAAAAATAAATCCAGGATTGGATCATATACCCGAGGACTGCGGCTACGAGAAGAAATTCCGCTTTAACATAGACATGAACTCGAATGGCATCATGGGCGACTGCATAGAGTGGTGCCAGGTCAACTGCGAGGGCCGTTGGGGTTGGTGGTTCGAAAACAAGAACCTCTATGACGAGAAATGGCATAAATGGGAGGACCAGAACGCCTACATGAGTTTTGAAAAGAGGAGGGACGCTACAAAGTTTTGGCTTTGTGTTGGGGCCGATAACATAGGCAATAACTAGTCATAATTACTGTCATGAAACCATTTGAAATCACCGATGCCGCAAAAAAACAAATAGAGAAATTACTATCTAAAAATCCGGACAAGTATGCGGTCAGCCTTATGGTGTTAGGCGGCGGATGTGCTGGTTTCAAATATGAATGGGGATTCGCCGAAACCAAAGATAGTGTCACACAAGGCGACCACGTGGAAGATTGGGGCTCTGGTAGATTTGTAGTGGACGAAACTTCTATGTTGTATGTAGTAGGTACAAAGATAGACTGGGTAGAGGAGACCTTTGGATCACAGTTCGAGATATCAAATCCAAACAGTACCAGCGCCTGTGGGTGTGGAGAATCTTTTGGCATATAATGGATACCGCATTCGTTATTGGTAACGGTGAATCTCGAAACATTTTCCCAATAGACAATCTCAAAGGACATGGTGTGATATATGGATGTAACGCCATATACAGAGACCATCCCGATCTTTGTGATCACATAGTTGCGGTGAATCCACCCATGTACAAAGAGCTGGATAATTGGCATAATAACCACGAAGGGTCATCACGGATATACGGCGTTGAAGACATAAGCAAATGGGACTTTATATGTAAAGGTGACAAGGAAACGGATGTGCCTAATGGATTGAAGATCTATAGGACGTGGCGAGGAGGCTCCGGAAAGAAAGGCAACAAGATCAAGACCAACGATTTCACCATGGCACGTGGTTCAGGATGTTCCGCAGTGCTGATGGCCGCGGAGTCAGGCATCAAAAACATCATGATACTGGCCTTCGATATAATGGGTGCCCAACAATGGGAGATGGAGACCCCCAGCAGGATACAGAACAACATCTACAAGGACACTTTAAATTATCCAGGACGTGAGAGCATGAAGGCATATCTCAAGTACGAATGGATGTATCAATTACGCCAGACTTTCCGCAGGTTTCCCAACACCAACTTCCACTTCATAAATCGCCGGGAATACCTGTATGGTAATCCGTTCCTGCGATGGTACTTCGACCAACCCAACATCAAGTCGGGCATATACGCGGACCTTCAGAGATGGATCACGGGCGGACGTGATCTCATACGCTGGACAAAACTATAGGGTCTTGGAACTGCTGGCGTCCAGTTGATAGATACGCCTCATCTTGACACCCACCGACTGGGCGAACTTCTTGGAATCACAGAGGTGGCACACGTGTTTGAAATCGTTGGATGCCCTCTGCACATCCACCCTCGATTTGGGTCTCATGAATACCACGGAACAGGCGTCACACCTGAACACGTATATGGTGTATCTGCGTCGGAAGGTGTGTGGCACACCCAGTTTGCTCTCTCTTTTGTGTAACCTGAGCGTTTTCAGGGTCTCTATGAACATATTCGTATTTAATAAATACTAGTAATCAGATTATGGCGAGATTAACGATAGACACAGGAACAGCAGGAAATCCAACGACGGGCGACACGCTACGAACGGCCATGACCAAGGTCAACGCCAACTTCACGGAGATCTACAACGAACTAGGCTCGGACGGCACATTCAGCAACATATCATTTAACGGCAACACCATCAGCACAGACAACACCAATGGCGATCTCACCATCGATCCCAATGGCGCGGGCAGGCTGGTCATAGACGCCACCATAACCAACACCACGACGAATTCCAACATCACCATATCACCCAACGGCACTGGTGCACTAGACATTGACACCAGCAGGATAATAAATGTCACAGATCCAACATCGGCACAGGACGCCGCGACAAAGAACTACGTTGACACACAGTTGGCTAGCTCAGATCACAACTTCACTTTCGTGGGAGATGACTCAACTGGCACGGCAGTAACACAGGGCGAGACATTCAAGTTCGCTGGCACACAAAATATTACAACAGCAGTGAGTGGAGACACACTTACTATCACAGGACCTGACCTCAGCAACTATCTGAATTCAACACAGATCACAGTGAGTGGCAACAAGATATCAACGACAGAATCAAACGCCAACATCGAGTTGGATCCTAACGGTTCAGGCGATGTCATCGTCAACTCCGGAGACGTCCTTCCGGCCGCGGACAACACGCAATACCTGGGCAGTGCCTCCAAGAGATGGCACACCTTGTATGTGGGACCGGGATCGATCAACATAGCGGGCGCGTCCATAACCAACGTGGGCGGCACGCTCAAGATACCAGGTGGAGTGGAAGGCACACAGGGACTGTCAGGTCTCTTCGTTGACCCCACCTCTCTGCCCTACGGTGGAGAGAACGACGTATTAGGATCACTGTTCAACTACGACGGCACCACGGTGTTCTATGAACAGAGCACATGGACCAACATCAAATATTACGTGGACAACGTGGCGGGCTACAGCGGCTGGGTGGTGGGTGACGCACTGCCAACAGATCCGGTGACGGGCACCTTCGATGATCCATCAGGCACCACCATAGTGCCGGCCACATTCTCGGCCAACACATCAGGCAACAACCTGGTCAGCCTCAAACTGCTGACCGGCGGTAGCGGACTGGGGGCGGGGGCCACGGACAACATCTTGGCGTTCAGGGTGGGAGACCCCATCACCACATACGCGGTGACACCATACAGTGGAGTGCTGGGAACGGCCAACCCACAGGGAACCATACAGTCAGATTCCACGTTCACGGGCAGTGTGAACGTCAACAGCAACCTGTTCCTACACGACAGCGTGGACGCCTACGGCACCATATCGATGAACTCCAACAAGATCACGGACCTGGGCACGCCGACGGCCACCACGGACGCGGCCACCAAGGGCTACGTGGACACTCAACTGTCTTCATCATCACACAACTTCACGTTCGTTGGTGATGACTCAACGGGAACAGCAGTAACCCAGGGCGAGACTTTCAAATTCGCTGGAGCGACAGGAATCACAACAGCAGTGAGTGGTGACACTTTGACCATCACTGGTCCTGATCTGTCAAACTACCTACAGAACACGGGCACACAGACAATTGATAATCTAAGTTTCAACGACAATATAATCTCAACATCATCCAACTCTGATCTAATTTTACAACCAGGTGGAACTGGAGATGTAGTTGCTGGAGCAATCAGGATAAACAGTTCGGCAATAACATCAATAGGCACGAACGCAGACATAACCATTACACCTAACGGTACAGGTAACATCATATTAGATTCCATCACATTGGCAGACAATAAGATCACCACCAACAGGTCAAATGACAATCTTATCTTGGCCGCAAACGGCACTGGGGGGATCGTGGTTGCTGAAAGTTCAAGCAAACTAGGGTTCTTCGGGACCACGCCTGTGGCACAGCAGTCGGCGATTGCTTTCGACCCAGCAGGCAACGACGGTTCGACCGTTGAGGACCTAAGGACAACCATTAACAACATACTAACAGTTTTAAGGAACTACGGCTTGATAGCCTCGTAAATATATAAATGGCACAGATACCATTGAACACAGGATCAAGAGCAAACGACGGCACAGGCGACACGCTGAGGTCGGCCATGATCTCTATCAACTCCATGTTCACGGAGTTGTACGCGGCATCACCTGTGACATCACAGATCACCATAGAGGGCAACGAGATCAAAGCCAACTCCTCAAACGCCAACCTGAAACTTTCAGCGTCAGGCACGGGCGTGATAGAACTGGAGGGCATACAGATCAGAGACAATCACATAGAAGGCACCAGATCAAACGAGGACCTCTATGTAACGCCATCTGGCATGGGAGACCTTGTACTGGGTGCATTGAGGCTACATGGCACATCCATTAGTTCAGACGACAGTAGTTCGATCAAGATCGCGGAAACACTACAGGTCAACACTATAACATCAGACGATTCCAGCGCAATACAATTGGACGATTCTGTGAACGTCAGCGGCGGGCTGACAGTCAATGGTGGCGATACCACGACACAGGACCTAGTTGTCAGGGGTAACCTTTCAACCAACACCATCCAATCAGACGACTCCAGTCAGATACTGATAGCAGATGCCGTGAGGATCACGGGCACACTGAACGCGCCCATCATTGTTACCAATGAACTGAGCAGTGATGACAGTTCAGCCATACAGATTAACGACAACGTCAACATATCAGGACAGTTGAAAGCCGGAAGCATAGAGGGTCTGGCCACACTGACGCACGGAGATACCGCGGATGGCACGGTGACCACGTCCAGCTCCACGACCACCAACGTGGACACATTCGCCACTGGCACTTACAGGTCAGCGAGATATGATATTTCGGAAGCAGACAGCACAAATTCAAGATTCTCTCTACACAGCATTCATGTTGTACATGATGGATCAACTGCCTACATGACATCGTCGGTCGTTAGTTCAACTGGATCAAGCACATCAACATTCACGGTAGACATAGACAGCGGCAACGTTAGACTTAGGGTCACACCACTGTCCAGCGACAGCACCACGTTCAAGTTCATCAAGACCATCATAAACGTCTAATAAATCACATCAGGTTTATAGAATCTGCGATAAATACTCCAAACAAAAAGGATACAATAAAGCATGGCTAGACAGAACATCAACATCGGATCCAGCGCCAATGACGGCACGGGTGATCCATTAAGGACCGCATTTGACAAGATCAACGACAATTTCATAGAATTATACGGCACAGACGGTGACTCAAACACCTTAGCGGCCAATCTAGACATCAATGGGTGGAACATAGTTTCAACGAGGTCAAATGAGGACATCCAGATACTGCCTGCTGGCAACGGCGGGGTGATCG